GCCCGCCGCCCGCCCTGCCCCCGGTCGCGCCCCGCCTCGCGCCTTGCCCGCGCCCGCTCCGCCCGCATGGCCGCAGCCCGCGCACCCTTCGCCCCTGCCCGGTACGCCTCCACCTCCGCCGCCGTGGGCACTCCGCCCGGGTGCGCCGCCTGCCATGCCGCCCACGCCTCGCCGCCCTGCGCCCGTGCGGCGTTGCGCTCCGCGATCCATGCGCGGGTCATCCCCGCCGCCCGCCCGCGCCCGTCATCCTTGCGCATCGTCCGCCTCCGGTTCAGGCAGGGCTGCGGGACTTTCCGCTGCCGCTGCCCGAAGTCGCGCAGCCGCAGCGAACCGCTCCAACATCTCCAACGCCCGCGAGGCGTTGCCGTCCTCCACCCGCAGTGCTCCGGACACCTCCACCCGCTGCGCGGAGTCGCGATACCGCCCGGGCTTCAGCCCGCGCAGCCGCAGCGCAATCGCGTTCAACTGCACCTGCGACCCCGGCAGCGTCCCGGCGGCGAGTTGGTCTAGCGTGGACTCATGCCCCTCCGCAATCGCCTGCTCCGCCCGCGCCCGGGCAGCGGCGAACACGCGATCAGATGCCGTCCAGCCGCACGGAGTTGCCTCCGCAACGCCCGCAGCACGGCAGGCCGCTCCCCAGCCCACCCCGGTGATCCAAGCCCGCAGGAAGGCTTCCTTGCGCTCCCGGGACTTCGTGAAAAGTCGCACGAAGTCGGCCATCCAATCCTCTTCGCCTTCATCCATCCCCCCAGTGTCGCACGGCTAGCCGCTTCCCCCGCGTTTCACGGCGTTTCTAGTCCTGAAAGAAATTTCAACAATCTTCCCGGATTTCCTACCCTACCTGTTGACAGGCAGCCGATAGGGTGATACCTTACCCGTGTGGGCACGTTGCCCGCACCACTCACCCCCGACACTGGAGACCCTGACCATGACCACCCCGACCACCACCACCGACCGCCCCGCCTCTCCGCTCACCGTCACGGAGGACGCATCCGGCGGGTTCTCCATCGTGGGCAAGGACAACGTCCGCGCCTTCGCGGAACTGATGATCCTCCGCGCACTGGACTTCGAAGTCCGTACGGGCATGAAGTTGAGCCGTGGCCCCTCCGCCTACGCCACCGTGAAGGCCCGCTACGGCTTCAAGGGAAACAAGCGCAGCGTCCTCCTCCAACTCCGCGCCGACCTCCACAGCCGTGGGTTCGACCTTCCGCCCGTGACCCTCTGACCGTGCCCCCCACCGCGCTCCCCCACTGGGGGGGCCGGATGGGCGACATTGTGCCGCCTCTCGCACCTGACACTGGAGAATCTGACCATGACCACCGCCACCACCGAACCGACCGCTACCCTGACCCTGCCCGTGTGGACGCTGCAATCGCTCCGCGTTCGCGCCCTCGCTACCGCCGCACTGGTTACGCTTGACCTGATCGGGCGGGAGGCATATTGGGCATCGGAAGCCGGACGATGCCGATCCGCTTCGATGTGGTGCGGGGAGCAGGATGCGGTGAGCATGAGCCTAGACGCGCTCCGCGAACGTATCGATGCCGAACGCGCAACTGCCGATGCCCTCGCCGCTGCTATCACCGCCGCCGGGTTCGGCGTGATCACCCCGGGCGCATTCGGCGTGGTCGAAAGGGTCTGCGGAACCGCGCTGCTTATCCTTGACCTTCCTTCCACGGTTATCAGCCAAGCGAATGCTACCCAGTGCAACGACTGGGCCGATGACCTCCGCGACTACCTGACGGGCCGCATCTAACCGTGCCCCCCACCTACCCCCCGCGAGGGGGGCTAGTGGGCTGCACTGTGCAACCCTTCGAACCTGACTGGAGAACCTGACCATGCGTACCCGTATCACCGTCACCGACCTTCGCGCCGCCGTTGCCCTGCTTAACCGTATCACCAAGAACACTCCCGGGGCAGTGGGTTCCTACGTCCTTGAAGGGGCGTACGGTGGGTGGCAACTCCAACGCCTCGCCAACGCTAGCGGCGGCGTTCGACAGATCACCTACGGCTACATCCCCGCCCGGGAACTGTTAGCGCAGATCCACGCATTCCGCCGGGGGTACGAACTGGCCGAACTGGCATCCATTCCGCCCGCCGCCGACTACTGCGCTTCGTGCGACACCGTGCACCCCGCCCCCGCCGACTGCTGCCCCGTGACTGGCGACACCTACGGCCTTTCTTCCTGACACCGTGCCCCGCACCTGCTCCCGGCCTACGCCGGGGGCGGGCTGCGCGACACTGTGTCCGCAAGTCTAGTTCCGACAGTGGTCTGCAACAATTCTGCAATCTTACTGGAATTCATGTTGACATACTGCCGATAGACTGTACAGTACTGACATGGTCGGAACGTCCGACCGAATCACCCCTCACTGGAGAACCTCACATGGCACATCAGATCCGCAAGAATGACCACCTCGTCCTCGCCGGGAAGTCCGCTTGGCACGGCCTCGGCACGGTGACGGAGGGCGCACCGAACCCCTTTGCCGCGCTCCGCCTCGCCCGTTTGGAATGGGATGTCCTCCCCTCCGCCTCCGTCTCCGGCATCTTCAACCCCGGCGAGAAGGACGAATTCCGCGTCTCCACCGACACCGCGCAGGTGCTCGTCCGGTCGGATGACAAGTCCGTGCTTGGCGTGGTCGGCCCCGACTACACCCCGGTGCAGAACCTGCAACTGGCCGAACTGGCCTACGCCCTGCGGGACGCGGGTTCCGATAGGGGTGTGGAGATTGAGTCCGCCGGGAGCCTGTACGGTGGGCGCAAAGTGTGGTTCCTCATCCGTGCGGAGTCCATCGAAATGGGCGGCAAGGGCGATACCACCGTCCCCTACTTCATGCTCACCAACACCCACGATGGCACGGCTAGCCTTCAGGGCTTGGGCACGGGTACGCGGGTGGTCTGCGCGAACACGATGCGGATCGCACTGGGTGAGGCGAAGGATCGCATTGCCTTCCGCCACACCTCCGGCATCGGGACGCGGGTGGAGGAAATGGCGGGCATCATTCGCCAGTGGTTCTCCAACGTGGAGAAGGGGCAGGCGGTCGCCGCCCGCCTCGCTGCCAAGCCCATGACGAGCGCGGCCATCCGTGAACTGTGGGTGGAAGTGATTCAGCGACTGGACGGCGAGATCCCCCAGTCCCCCACCAACGGGTGGGAAGAGACGCGCCGCGAGAAGGCGATCAACGGCCTCGCCCACATGGCGCAGACGTTCGACCGCGAATCGCAGCAGTACGGCGCGAACCTGTGGGTGGCAGCGAACGCGGCGACCAACTGGGTGCAGCACGTTCGCAGCCAGTACGCCATCCGCAAGGGCGACAGCACCGCCCGCGCCTACGCCCAGTGGAACGGCGCGACCGCGGACGATTCCGCCGAAGTGTGGAAGGTCGCAACCGCCGCCGTGTGACGCGACTGGTGCGCGGTCACCCCTCCCCGCCCGTGGGGGAGGGGGATCCGCGAGTCAGTCGGGACGAATCCCGACAGTACTGCGCAACTTACTGGAGAACCGACCGATGGAATTCATTCACAACGCCCGCCTTCCCGACCTCGCCCGCCCTGCCACTGAAGTGGTGAAGTACATCTGCGATCAGATGAACGAGGGTATGCGCCTGATCAGGGAATCGTGGAGCAGTTCGCAGTGGAGCATCAACCTGAACACCACCCGCCTGCGCGTTCTGTTCGAACAGGTCAAGGCCCATATCACCCTGCTGTTCCGCACTGATTTCCTCACTGTCGAAGCCTACGCCGCCATGCACGGGGAGGCAGTCGCGGCCTACACCTCCGCCCTCGCCCGCCGTTCCCGCCGCCTCGCCGATGCGAAGGCGAACGCCTAACCCCTAACTGGAGAACCTGACCATGATCCGATTCGAGATTGTCGCAACCTTCCGCAACCCCGGCAACGACACTGACCCGTTCCGGCATGAATTCTTCAACGTCTACAGCGACTGCACTGCGAACGCCGTGGCCGTGGTTGCCGACCTCACCCGGGACGATGGGGGCCGCGTGGCCGTCACCGTCCACCCCACCAACGACTGACCACCCTCAACTGGAGAACCCAATGGAACAGCCCACCGAATCGCAGCCCGCTACCGCCCCGTCCAACGACACCCTTGCCACCATGCTCCGCGACTTTGCGGAGGACAATCGGAAGTCTGATCTGCTCTCGTTCGCAGACTTCGATCTGCTTCACCTCGCCGCCGACCGCCTGTCGGCAACCATCAAGCCCTGACCACCACCAACTGGAGAACCCTATGCGACCTGATTCCAAGATCGACCACCTGCGTTCTGCCCTGCTGATGCACGTTGCCACCAGTATCGCCCGCCTGAACCAATGGGCTACCGACCTGCGCACGGGCGGGGTACACGTTCCCGCCCGCCGCATCATCGACCGCGACATAGAACGCGCCCTATGGCTGATCGATTTCTGCAAGGCTATCACAACCGATGCGGAACGGAGGACGATGCGCTCCGACCTGCGCGAGGCATCCATCCCGGTATTGATCCTGTTACAGGAGCGAACGGCACAGCGATCAGCGCAACGTAAGTCCAATCCTGCAAACGCTTTGTAACAATCTGCAAACTTTCTTGGATTACCTCTTGACATTCTGTATACAGATGGTACACTAGACCAGTCGGAACGTCCGACATCACCCCTTACTGGAGAACCTGACCATGATCACGATCACCATCAGCAAAGAACTCGCCTCCGAATTCACTGCGGCACTGGGACGAGCCGCCAACGATGCGGAGCGAGCATCGACCGACCGCAATCTGCTTGCCCGCGAACGTGATCAGGCGGAGAAGGACTGCGTGTCCATCGATGCGTTGGACACCATCATCCGCACTGCCATCGACCGTGCCTAACTGCGTCACCCCTTACTGGAGAACCTGACCATGAAGACCACCATCACCATCACCATCGAAGTACTGGGAGTCGATCCGAAGTCTGATTCGGCTAGCAGATTCCTTGACGCAGTCGAATGCCAGTTCGACCGGGCAGCAGACAACCTGCAATACGTTGCGGTTCCGGGCGGCGGAGATTCTCCGAAGTTCATTAACCGCTACTGGTTCGCCATCGAAGGCGGCGAGACGCGGCATATGCCGGACGATCAGGACTGCTGACTGTGTCCCACACCTGTCCACCCACCGGGTGGGCAGGATGGGCGACACCGTGTAGCCCTTCACCCCTTACTGGAGAACCGACCAATGGAAATCGTCAAGGTTGACCGCCACACCTACCGCATCATCCTGTCCACGACCGAATTGATGGGGATCTGCGCACTGCTTTCCGTGCTTCGTACAGGATTCCTCAACTGGCTACAGCGCAAGGGTAAGCGGACGCAAGATCAGCAGGTGATTTACCTCACCGAAACGGACAAGATTCTGACTGCCTTCCGCCACGCATCCGAAGCCTGACGCACCATCAACTGGAGAACCTGACCATGATCAACATCGATTCCATGCTCTTCGGCCAACGCACCCGGCGCACCGTGCGCGAATGGATGCAGCGGCCCACGCGCCCGATCACCACCACCGTACTGGCAGGCGAGATCGATTCGCCCGCCGCCCGTGAACTAACTCGCTGCGCCTATCAACTTTCCACCATCGACCCGGATGACGAGGCCGGGTTCGATGCCGCCGTTGAATCGTTCAACGCTGCGGAGACTGCCTTCCTCGCCGCTCACTCCGACACGGAGGTCACGCTATGACTGCAAAGAGAACCACCGACAATCCGCATTCCACTTGGAAGGTGCGCAAGCAAGTGCCCCTGCCACTGGTGACTTACGATATGGCTATCAAGTATCGGGATGCCATCGCTGCCGACCTGCCGCCCGGAGTCTTCCTCTCCATGCACTCCGCCATCCATCACGCATTGAGCGTGGCCGCTTCGGCGCGTGGCATCGACATCGAAGGGGAAACTAATGCCGTTGGGTAACCTGACTGCACTGTCGATGGTGACCGCCGTGTATGGGTCAACCATCTTCCAAGTCGATGACAACTTCGTGATATGGCAGGCGGGCATCGCTGCCAAACTGGACAACGGCGCATGGGTCGGATCCAGTTTTGAGACTTGGCCCGGGGTCAACCCGCCGTGGAACCCAGTGTCTTCCCCGGTGCAGGTGGTGACCCCGGTGGTGTCGGCCCCGGTGCAGGTGTTCGTGCCTCCGCCGCGCCCATCATCCTCGCCACGGGTGGAGCGGCATCAGTTCACCATCGCGGGACAATCGGTAACCTACGAACTGACGCGGTGAGAGGGACGCAACCAAGCCCCCGGCTAACGCCGGGGGTTTTTGTTTTTGTACCTTCGGCATCGCTCCGTGTTCCCGGCCACGCATTTCGGACAGCGGCATCCGTACTGATACGCGGTCGATGCGGAGTGATGAGGGAACTTGCAAGGCTTTCCCTTGAGGGCGCGGAGTTTGGCGCGGGCAATCACCTGCCGCTGCTTCTCGCTGTTCCAGTCATTGCAGTCGGTGCATCTGCACCCACGCCGATGGGCGGTGGATGATGACAGGTCGGGGAATTCGCATTCGTTCTTCATGGTGTTTCCGTGATGGTTAGCAGAACTCCGCAGTCGCCCAGTGCCTTGACGCGGACGGTGGAAAACTGGATGGACTGGATCAGGCGATCATCCGACCACGCCTTGGCATCGGTCAGGCCATCGATGAACGCCTTGGTGCGCCCGCCGATGTTGTCAACGTCAGGAAGGCGACCGCGACCGCGCCACTCAACGGTCACGACCGCCTTCCTGAACGGCTCCCACGATGCGCACTTGCGCATCTCCACCATCGCGAGGGTTGCCGCAACGTAGCGGTCATGTCGCGCTGCCTTCATGCGTACCACCCAGTGTGACCGGGCGTTTGCACTGGGCATCTTTGGCGGTGGGAGGACGATGGTCAGGCTTCTAGCAGTTCCGTCGTAGGGGCTGCGAGAATCCATTCCACCAGTTGCTGTGCCCATTTGCTTGCCTCTTGGTCGCTCCACCCACTGGGCTGTTCGATGGCAATCGAACGGCGGCGGCGACCCGCATGGAGCGTGAGCATCGTAATGCGCTTATCCCAATTCGTGCCCTCATCGTGCAGAAGACGTTCGGCGGGTTCGCCCATCGCGCTCACTGCATTTGCGATAAGGGCAGCGCATTCCACCGCAGTGTCTCCCGGCTCCACGTTGAAGGATCCCTGCGCACCAAGGATGCGGGAGTCATCAACGAACCAGTCGATCTGTATTGTCCAGTGTTTCATCCATAGTCTCCAGTACTTTCCGTGCATGGCACGGGGACTTGCCGTCCAGTGCTTCCATACGCAGTGTCGTGAACTTGCCCACCAATCTCCGTGCCCTGCGCTGCTGCATCCCACCACGGGTGGCTGCGGCCTGACGCAGAGCAAGCATCAATAGGGTCAGGCATTCGTCCAGTGCGGCAGCGGCGTTGTGTGCTTGTGCCTCGCGCCGCTCCGCCGCCTGTCTCAACCGCATCAGCACCGCAACATCCTTGTCCGGGTCGAATACGGGATCTTTCACCTTACCCCTCGCCTTCGTAGAGTGCCTTCACCAGTGCGCTCTTGAGTTGTTCGGGCGTAAACCTACGGCCACGCTCCTCCAGTTCGTTGATGAGCATGGTGTTCCTTCGTGCAAGCCTGTCGCACTCTGCGCGGAGGCGTTCGATTTCGTTAGCCGCATCGCGTTCCATGTCGGCACGAAGTTTGCTCGTATTGATTTCTGCCGACAACCTGCTGATGCGTTCTGTTCTTCGCAACTGCGCCAGTATGTCGTTGTCTAATTCCTGCAATGTCATTTCGTTGCGTGTCATCTGCGCCCCTTTGTGAACTGAACCATTTCGTTCGTGAAGTCATCGAACCACTGGATGTCCGGCATGCCGTTGCATCGGTGCTCCATGTACTGCCCGTTCTTCGGGTGCACGATGCAGACATGGGTGCGACCGGGGGAGACGGTGAAGATCACGCCGTCATCGTCAACGGCAACAAACCCGCGCTCCGTCTGCCCGACCGTGAACCCTTGGTTGCGCAGGTGATCCATGACGGCGAACCGCCTGCTTTCGATAGTCATATCTGAAGTTGTCATTTCTTTGTCTCTTTCAGTTTCTTGGCAAGTCTGGTGGTCTTGTCTTTCTCCGCATCAAGTTGAAACAACACGCGCTCAAGGTGTCGGCTGACATGGTGGTGTTGATCGCAGATTTCCCGCATCAGTTCATCACTGATGCAGACGTACCCGGAAGCATCTGCAACACCCTTGAGGTAGAGAAGATGATCCTTGGTTTTGATTTCCATGTCCGTCTGATGTACTGGAACAAGCCCATCGCATCCGTGCGGGGGAGGGATGTATTTGGTTTTGCTCATTTCTTCGCCTTCTTCTTCTTGGATGCGTGGTGTTGGTACAGACCGATGCGCTGGTTGGCGCGTGCGAGTTCCCGTTTCAGTTCCTTGATGCGACGGGCCGCGATCATGGGGACGCTGTGCGCGCGGCAGTCCATGCGGGTGAGGTATTCGACGAGGTGCTGGTCAGTCATCGGTGTTCCCCTTGAAGCAGTCCCATCCCATTTCCTCTGCAATGCTCTCCGTGGTGTTCTTTTCTCCAAGATTCTCCGTGATTTCTTGGAACGCAATGCAGTAGAGCCGCCTCGCCTCGTCGCGCTCGGCGGTCAACTTGTTAGTAGTGCTTACAAGTTCAGCGCGCAGCCGTTCGATCTCGGCGGCGGCGGCGCGAAGCACCTCCGGGTTCACGCTGTGGCCGCGCCTGCGCGTGTCGGCGTGTTGCCGCAGGATCGCGGCGTGGTCGATGTCATCCATGTGCTTCCTCCATCGTGGTTGCTTCGTATCCATGCGGTTCTTCGTGTGGCAATGCGTGCCTCCACTCAATCTGATCCCATGCAATCAGATCCTCAACGCGGCTGTTCACGACGAAGGGCGTGCCGTCCCAGTTCCAGACATATAGGTATCCCCGCCGACTACCGATGCAATACCGCTTCTTCTGCTCCTGCTCTCTTGCAAGGTTGAGTCGAACCAGAAACCGATGCCATAGTGATGGGCGTTGATTGGGATGGGACGGGATTTCCTTCCACAGCACATTGACAAACTTCTGCATCGTGTACTCGCCGAAAACTAGATCGGGATATGTGATTGGTGTGTCGGAAGGCGAATCGCCCCAATATGCGTGCGGGGTGATCTTGGTGGTGTCCAGTGCCTTAAATCTGTTTGTGTGAAACCCTGCCACCTGTCCATGCTTTGGGCCACCAAAGCAGCGGATGCGCAGGCGGTTCACGGTGTCGGCTTGGTCAGTCATCGGTGTTCTCCTTGAAACAGTCCCAGCCGCGCCGCTCGGCTTCCCGCTTCTTGTCGCTTTGATTCATACGCAGCCCAGTTTCGTTCATGCTGCATACCTCCCGCCTCGCATCGTCGCGCTCGGCGCGCAGCCGTTCGATCTCCTCGGTAACAGCCGACAACTGTGATCGCAGGCATTCGATCAGGTGCGTTCCCTCCAAGTCGGTGCTGCTCAAGCCACGGGTGGCTTCAAGAATCTGCACGCTCTTCTGTTCGTAGTTGCCACGGTTGAATTCGAACATTGGTGTTCTCCTTGAACAAGTTGTAAATGGCTTCAAGATGCCCGTTGCTCTCCGCGCCGTGTTCTATGCGGCAGTCGATCTCATTGAGGATGCGTGCCGTTTGCAGCCTCGCCTCGTCGCGCTCGGCGCAGAGCCTAGTGCGCTCTTCAATCCAGCCTTCCAGCGTGGCAGTGGCAACAGCCTCTCCGTGCCTCGCCTCGTCGCGCTCCTCCATCATGCGGCGCATCTGACCGCAGATGCATGAATAGTCGCGGCGCAGCCGCTCAATCTCCTTGATAGCACACTCGATGTAGTACGCGGCAGTAGCAGGTGCATCAAAGGTGTCTGCGCCGCTATCCCGAATGGTTGCGGCGATCTGCTGAAGGCGGGGGATGGGGTCAAAGTTGTGGGTGGTGTCAGTCATTTGCGTATTCCTCTCCGTACAAAATGACATTTGCGGCTGTCCAATCCTCGCAGAACTTGCACGAACCAAGATCCGGTCGGTGGTCGAAGCCGCAATCATGCTTCGGGTTCTTGTCGAGCGGCGTGATTCCGTAGATGTGTCTAACCATCGCATGGAGCAGGCGAGTCGCTTCGTCGCGTTCCTTCCTCGCCGTGTTCAGGAAGTGGATGAGTTCGTTCTTGTCGGGGTCAGCCATTGCTGTTCTCTTTGAAGCAGTCCCAGCCGCGACGCTTGGCTTCTGCACGCGCTTCCTGTTCGTATGCGCTTTGCTTCCATCCGGACAGTTCGTAACAAGTCTCTCGCCTCGCCTCGTCGCGCTCTGCCCGCAGCCGTTCGATCTCGGCGGCAGCATCACGCACCGCTTTCGACGATGAAACCCAATGGCCTGCCTCCATCGTCTTTGCGATCCTTTTCAATTGAATCACGATGTCGATGTCATCCATCGGTGTTCTCCTTAAAGCAGTCCCATTCAACAAACTCTGCCATTCCCTCTGCCCCACGCCTGCCCTGCCAATCCAACGGCAGACCATCCTGCTTTGCCCACTCCTCGCACAGCATCCGCCTCGCCTCGTCGCGCTCGGCGCGAAGCGCATCGACCATCGTCAGCAGTTCCACGATGTCGCTGCGGTTGATGAATGCGAACTCACCCTTGCGCAGCATGCCTTGCTGCTGCTGACGCAGGCGCGTGATGATGTCAATCATTTCCATTTGATGCCCCTATCGGAAACAGGAACTCCGAACTTGCGACCTGCCATACACGAGCGGATCGACCTGACCGCGTCTTTCGATATCCCTCTGCGACTATCAGTCCATCGTTCATCAAGTTGTTCACCGAAGCGGAGCAAGTCTGATGCGACAATCCAAGACGCTGTTCCAGTTCATCGCAGGTGCTTGGGCACTCCTTCAGTGCGTCTAGTACCTTCGCGTTGATCGTGCCAAGGCGTGGCTGCACGGATGTCCACGCCTGATCCTGCGTGTCCCACCGGGTGGCCTGCCCCCGTGTCTTGCGTGGAGGCAGGCCATCGGCTGCGAACTGGTCACGAGTCATACATGTCTCCCGAATCGGTCGGCGGGGCGGTGCGCACTTCAACGATGCGCGGCGGTGCGCCTTCCTTCTTCGACGGTTCCGTGATGACCCACACGGTTTCGCCCTTCATGTCGCGCAGCACGGGATGCAGTGCGATATCCCAAGCGAAGTAGGTGTTGCCGTCCGGATCCTTGATCTTGACGTATGGCGTGGAGTTCTTGCCTGCCACGCCCTCGTCTACCCACTTGCAGACGAGGCGCGTCCACTCGCCATCGGCCTGTTCGACCTTCGGCTCCGGCCTTGGTGCAGCCTTCGCTGCCGCCTTCGGAGCCTGATACTCCTGCCGGGGAGCGGACTTCTGTTCCACCCGTTCCTTGCGGTCGTTGTCGCCATCATCGTCTTCGGCTGGGTCACCGACAATCGCGCACAGGCTGATCAGGCTATACCTACGGAGGTAGGTCACGGTCGATCCGGCCTGCTGCACGTTGCTGTTGCCCGGGATCGGGAACGCCATCGTCTCGCGCATCCATTCGCCGGACGAGTGGTGCAGACTGGTGGTGACTCCGATGCGGTTGTCAAGGAATGACACGCTCTGCATCAGGGCAATGCCCTGCTTCGCAAGCGGCTTGCGGACGGCGTTGAGGACGGCTGCGAGGGTGCTGAACCGCGACTTGAAGTGCGGGTTGATGCCGTCCAGTTCGGGGTTCTCGATCTCAAGGTGCGCCTTCGCGAGTGCTTCCGCGATTGCTCCGGTGGTGGTGCTCGTTTCCATGTTCATTCTCCAGTAGGTGCGAGTAGGTCCGTCTGTGCCCAGTTCGGGATACGGATCTCAAGGATGTCATCGCTCCATCCCTTGCACGGGTCGGCAAGGAATTCGGCGTACAACTTGGCGAGGTCGGGGAGTCGCGAGGCAGCGAGGTCAAGCCCATCGGGGTGCAGTCCTGCGCACATGCATGCGTGGGGAGCGTTCTTCTCCACCACAATCAGAACCACGTTGTTGACTTCCTTCCCGGCAGCGCGGAGCATCTCACGGTAGAACGCAAACTGCGTCCAGTACCCAAAATTCCACGCAGCCCTAGCGAATTCCTGCGGGGAAGCAAGCCCGCTATGGGTCTTGATGTCGATGATCGTGCCAGTGGATTCGATCCACCCGTCGATGCGGGCCTTGGCATCTATTCCATAGATGGATCCCTTGACGGTCAGTTCAACGTCCTCGCCGCAGGCGTTGATGAGCAGGCGGGAAGCGGGATGCGTCATCACGCCACCGCGCATCTCTTCCACCAAGCAGTACTCGTCGCGGGTCAGGACGGTGCGTCCCTCCGCCAGTTCCTGAAACTTCTCCCACTCTTCCTTGCCCGCCTTGGTGCGGCGGTCGATGTCCGGGGCGGACAGGAAGTCACGGTCGTAAACCGTAGGTGTCAGCAGCAGGGAGTGCAGCGCACGGCCCACGCGAAATGCGGAGGTGTCGGTGCGGTTCTCCTGTTCTGCCAAGAGATGGAGCGGGGTGGACTTGTCAAGCGTCTTGAGCGCGGACGCGCTCATCAACTTCCAGCCGTGGTATTCGGCCTCCGGTACGTTTCTAATCAGTTCCATTTGGTTCTCCTAGAGTTGCGATCCCGGGTGGGATCTGGTGCGTGTACGATACCGATGTATCGATACATTGCAAGGGGGGACATGAGAATCCGACTGGATTTTTTTATGCATGTATGCATGAATAAACCCCCGCAGGATCTTGCGATCTACTGCGGGGGCTTCCGGGGGCGGAGTGGATGGACTAGGGAATTGTCGGGGCCGGGGCGAGGGGCTGAATTCTCGCCCCGGCTCTCGACTTTGCGTCTTGCATTTCGCGGGACCAACCGCTACCATGCAGGTCTGGAGAACCTACGCGCTCACAGTATAGCGTGTTGTGGCCTGCGGGTCAATACTGTCGCAAGATTTCCCCGGCGCGGTAGGGGGAAAGTGGTTCAAGACTGCGGCACTGACTCTAGCCGCAGCCAACGTCCGCGACTACGGACTGTTGCGCTCCTTTGTAAGGGCAGCGCGTGGCTACCACCCACGGAAATGGTGAAACTTACAACATGGGATACCTCGCACGGCTCCGGTCGGGCTGAATCCTATGCCCTCTTCGGAGGGTCATGGTGTTCCTTCACTCACCAGTCGAACTGGTACAGCCCAGACCGCCTAGCGCGGCTGTGCAGGGGTGCGGGGGGCGCAGCCCCCTGCGTTACCTCATACAAAAACAAAAACACGCAGCGTCCCGTAGCGAGTAGCGCGGCGCAGCCGCGATACGAACTAGGGAAGAGGAATTGAAACGCGACCAGCGTTCTTCGCACGTTGCAGCACACGCCTGCGGATTTCTTCAGGACTGAAACGCTGCTCAATCGTCTGAAGCCGCTTCTGCAACTTTTCCTGCGGAGTCTTCTCCGCTTCGGGAATCTGCTTCGCAACGAACGAATACAACTGGTACGCAGGAACGCCACGCAACTGGGCAACAGCAAGGATCGCAGGCGCAAGGTAAGCCCAACTGCCATCCTCGCCGCCGATCTTCGCAGCCTCACGAGTCGCCTGTTCAAGAGGTCGCGTCACAAGAGCCTGCATTGGAGCGCGGCGGTACATCGTCGCCGTGATCATGCCCTGCAACGCGAGGCCGATATAGCCACCTACCTGACCAGACAGTTCTGCGGCAACGGTGACAGGAAGTTCCTTCGCAGCCTTGGCGAAAGCCTTGTCTTCCTCATCAGTCGGTTCATCAGCACCACCAAGAGCAGACGAGATCGTCTTTGCAATGTAAAGCAGCGTACTTACGCTTGCCGCGTTGATGATCGCGTTCGTCGTGAGGTTGCCGCCAATGGCAAGCGCAGTGCCACCACGGCGTTCGCCGCTGATCCACGCACGGCGGATCTGGTTGCGGGCCTTCAGCGTGTCGCTTGAGAACGGGAACAGCAGTCGCCATCCCGGCGACTTGTTGGAAGTGCGCGTCTCCGCAGCAAACGCAGTCTCATCAAACTCGTCACTGGAGTTCTGCGACCTGCGGAAGTCCTGCTCTGCACGTTCGACCGCCACAGCAAATGCGGCAGCACCAGAGTATCCCTGATCCTTTGCCTCTGCCAGCCGCGCCTCCACGGCAGTCAGCATGATGTTCTCATCGATGCCACGCAGGACATCGACAAGGCTAGACAGCACGATGTTTGCGTTGTCAGTCGCATCTCCAAGCGAATTCAGGGTATCGGTGAAGTTCGCGGCACGGGTGGTGGTCGTGGCTGCGGCAATCGACTTGTACACGGCCTTCGCAGCAGTCATCACCTTGATGCGATCCTGCTCCGACATGCTTCCGGACATGATCGAACGCATGTTCATCTGATGGCGGTGCGTGAAGTACCCGCTCTGCGAATGGATCTGCTCGACACGCGCCTGCCACATCGCAGGGGAACGGAGCATCGCCGTTGCCCGCGCCGTTCCTTCGGCGAGGTACACCGGGCCGACTTCGCTGGCAAGGCGGATCACGCCACCAGTCGCTACCTTTGCCCACGTTCGCGGAGACAGGGACAGCACTGCACCAGTGACGTTGTTCGTCAACTTGTCGATGATCGTCGCGTTGGTACGCGCCGTTGCACCCACGCCGTTGGAGAAGATCGACAGCAGTGCGTTGGCAGTGCCCGGACCCATCTGCCTGTCCATCAGCGACACCACCTGCTGATCGGAAAGCACTGTAGCCGCATCGCGATATGGCTGCGCCATGTGGATCATGTCCAGCGCAACCTGCACATGGCGATCCCAAGTCTGGAACGCATCGCTGTATAGGAGCGGGCGATTTCCACCAGTACGGGCATTGGCGAAGCCCACGGAGGTCAGTGCGCCGCGAACCAGTGCGCCAGCCGCATTCAGCACGGCTGCGGATTCGCCCTCAAACCCAGCCATGTCGCGAATGCGCGGCCAGTAGTTCTGCACGATGGGTGGCTGATCGCCTTCGATCTTCCAGATCGCGTCCATTGTCCGGTCGCGGATTTGGGTTTCAAGGATGGCCTTCATGCCGTCAACCAAGCCCTGCTGACCCGGCGTAAGCCCTGCCTTGATAGCCATGATCTCCTCGCGGGTCGGGTAGATCGTGGTAGTCGTGCGCGAACCCGGGAAACGGATGCCCTGCGTGAGCGGTTCGCCTGCCTTCGGGAAGATGGCAAGCGTCTCGTCATCCATCGCGGCAATCGAGAGCATCGTGCCGACCGGAATCGTCACGTTTCCACCGCCAAGCGTCACCGTGACCGGGTTGACAAGCGTCTGGCCCATCATGCCGTTCTTCAGCGCGTAGTCATCCAGTCCGCTGTAGCCAGCCGCCTGAAGCAGCGGTTCCAACTGCCGGATGATGGCCGCATGCTCCAGTGCAGACGCACCCTTGCCCTGCTGTGCCGCCGTCAGCAGTTTGTTGATAATCCCATCTGACTTTCCTTCTAGTTCCAACTGAAGGGTGTAGATGTCGGAGTTCGCAACGCGGATTCGACGCGCCAACGAGGTGCGCGGCGGCTGATCGGTGCGGTCACGCATCGGCAGGTTCGGCCTGCCCTGCATGTTGGCGACTAGCGCAGCCGTATCGGCCTGATACTTTGCAACGCGGGCTTCCTTCTCCGCCTTGAACGCCGCTGCATCGTTGGTGTAGAGCACCAGTGCCGCGTCAACCTTGGCAGCGGCATCAGCCACCTGACTGTAGACATTCACGGCGTTGATGATCGCCGCACCCATCGACCTGCCAGCCGCGTTCTTCATCACGCCGACACTGGCTTGGATTCGCCGCCTGTTGGCCTGACGGAGAGCAGCGTCTGCATCCCGCAGCAGCGTCTCGATCTGCACACGGGTGTCGTACTTCATCCCGCGCTTGTTCATCTGCTTCTTGAGACGGGCAATCGTCTTGAGCGTGGACGAAACTTCCTCGTTGATCGCCAACTTGGTTGCTTCCACCGCAATTCGATTGGCCTGTCCAATCGTCTTGGCGTTGGCAATGCGGATGGCAAGCGGTCCACGCAGCCGCACTGGCAACGTACGCGCTGCATCGGTCGCGATCTGGCTGATAGCCGTGCGCAAAGCCTCAAGGTTCGTTACCTTGGTGGTCATCAGGTCGCGAAGACCAGTCAACTGCCGCTGCAAGGTGTCTTCGCGCTGCGCCATCTTGCGCAACAGCACCTGCCGACCACGCATCATGCCCTGCACCTGACCAGAACGCAGGCCCAGTTGGTACGCGAAGTCAACAGCCTTCTGCGCAGACTTCTCGTCCTGTGCAATCTGCTTTCGCGCTGCCCGAAGGTCTTCGGTCGCCTTCGCAAGACGGGCTTCAACGAGCGGCAGACGCTCCTTGAGCGGCTTGATCACCCGCAACTGCTCACGCCGCTCCTGCTGCATGCCCGCGACCTGACCAGCCACCAGCCCCTCGTTGCGTCCAATGGCGTAGGACCAGTTCGCCACGCGGTCCAGTTTCTTCTCTGCCTCGCGGAGCAGGTCTTCCGTGTCAGCGTTGGACTTTGCCTCGCGCAGTTGCTGGCGCAGCGAAGCAACGGTCGCACGGGCTGATTCCAGATCCGTGGACATCTTCGCAGCCGCCTCTTGAGCAGCCTGCTTGGCATCGCGGTTGACCTGCTTCTGGATCTCCAGCCGTGCGGAAACACGCGCCGCCTGACCGATCTTCTGTTCGGCAATCAACTGGGCAGCAGACAACTTGCGCTCCAACACACGCACCTCGCGCAGAGCGTTTACACGCTGTGCGGCAGTGGTGTTCTGTACATCGCGCATCTGACGCTTGAGGTCTTCAATCTGCTGACGCAGCGCAGTTACTTCGGCATCTTCGTCAGCGCGGGCGTAGGAGATGTCTCCACGCTGTGTGGTTGTGCGCTCATCAACGACAGTGAGGTTTGGATAAAGACGCTTCAGCCCATTGTTGTATTCGTCGAATGTCTCAACTGCATGCAGGCTTGTGTCTGCTGCAAATTGATTGGCAATTTGCGAAAGTCTTTCAATCACTGATTCTTTGGATGATCCAAGAGGAATTCCAATCATGGACACATCAATTGACTCTGGGAAAAATGTGCCACCAGTGTGATATCCATTTGCTCTGATTTGTTCAATTGACCATTCGCCGTTAGTTTCGACGATATCAATTGACACAGGCAGATCAGTTACATTTTTCAAACTGCTTGTTCTTGGATAACTATTTCGTTCTTCCCAAGGAACAGTATTTGGAAGAACAGACAGACTTTTTTTCACACCGGGCAGTGCAAACCAAACACGGAATTTCTTTTCTCCTAGAGTTTCAACTGTTTCCAATCCAGTAATTAAAGGGAATCCCTTTATAGTGATTGGCTTTTTCGGCGGTGCTTGCACTTCTCCGGGAACAGCGGATCTACGAAGTGGCTTTCCGATACCAGATGCCATGTCGGTCTGCGAAATCTCGGTAGTAAGATTCATCAGATCATCAAGCATTGACTGCGAAACAGTCTGATCAATTCCAAGAAACTTGCGAAGCGTATTCATCAAGCGGCTGAACATCGATCCAGATCCGCGCTTCTTGCTTGGCAGTTTGCGAAGCAAGTCTTGGAATCTCGTGTCGTTGATCGCTTCAGCAACGAATTCATGCAGATTGCCAAAGGCATACATGCCTCCATTTTCAAGCATGGCATCGCCGCCGTTGTTGCGATTTACAAGACCTCCACCTTCATACGTTCTCTGTTCTTCAAAACCCGGAATAATGGTCTTGACAGCGGTTCCGGGCGCGGAAATGCTGACCATTCCAATTCCATTTTCCTGATAACTGACACGCATTCGCGAGAAATACGTCTGCGAAACAGGTGTTCCGCTATTCAACTTGTCAACAAGATCTTGCAGTTTGTTGAGCGCATTGATTGAAGATTCGCTTGTTTCATCTGCAACGTGAACCGATGTAATTATTACTTTGTTGTTTGCAATAATTACTGCACTCTTGCTTGTGGAACCATCTGAACCACGTTCGTCGATGATTCGCGCTTCTAGTTTGACCTTCTTTGGATCGATGACAACACCATCACTTGATGATGCACCCTTTGTCATCAGGTTGTACTGATGCGGATTCGATCTTGCAGATTCCAAGAAGCAGTCAACCAACTCCTTGAAGGCGGGATCGACTTCAGGATCAGTGGAATATCGTTCCAGATTTTCGATGTACTGTGCGCCATCTACACCGCGCAGTTCCCATTGTTCTGCAATCTGTTCTCCAGCCTCGCCATATCTCCTCTGACCAGATTGCGCAATTTTCCTATCTACAAATGAGTTGACATAATCATCGATGCGCCGTGCTGTCGCTGCATGCATCAACTCATGCGCAAATACCAATCCGCCATCATTTACTTTTGAACCCGACAATGATTCAGGCAACTGTGATTGATGCAATTCAATAGATCCAAGCCCATACATTCTGTTGGCGGCATAATTTGCGCGGACATCTCGATATGTGATGACAGCAATGCTTTCATCCAGATCCAACTTCGCAATGTCCGGATCCTTGATCTCTGGTGTTTTCCCCGCCCCAGCGAGAGCATCATTTCTTTCTCTCACTGAACGCCCAACGACATCCTGAAGCGCAAGCAGAATGTCAGACCATCTGCTTCCTTGGGCGACAAACCCAGAGACAATGTCTTTGGTTGAGTCTTGACGAATGCGGGCCATCGACTCCGTAGCACCGGACACGGCGCGATCAGTCTGGGCCTGCGGCGCAGCCTGCGGTTCCAGTTCCCCACGCGCATACGACTCCGCCGCGTCCAACTCGCCCTTGAAGTCAAGGTTCATGTCGTTCGCCCAGAGCAGCGTCCGGGCGAGTGGTGACAGAGTGGCTACAGGCTTTGTACCTTCCACGGTTTCGACGGCAGCAGCGCGGGAGGCAGCGTCCAGCACGGCCATCGCGGCCATGACATCGCGGCCCAGAAGCCCACGGCGGGCCGCAAACTGCTGGAGAGGCGCGAGGATCGATCCGGACCCTGTGGCCCGGGCGGCGGCTGCAAACGCATTGGCAGCACCTTCCTGCTCGATTCTGGCCGCACCCATGCGGGCGGCTTCGGGCGAGATGCTGGGCTGCTCACCCTCCAACTGGGCGACCGCCGATTCCGCCTGCGCCAGCGCAGCCCTATCCATCCGCGCCTTGTCTTCGGACTCCTTGGTCCCTTGGGCGGCATAGGCAACGCCCGCCTGATACACGGGCATCAGTCCAGCCTTGTCCATAAACACCTGCGCCAACTCTGGTTGGAACATCTGGATGTCGTGGAACACCTCTTCCAAGGCGTTCGCAAGGACATTCGCAGGAGCGGCATCGGCGTTCATGTACACCACGCCCTTGGACCGCATGCTGTGGAACGCAGGGCTGAACGTCCCCTTCGATGGGCGAAACCACACAACCTTGCGGCCAAGTGCTTCGATCTGGGCCTGCGCCCGTGCCCCGTTTTTGGGCATCGCCGTGGGCTTGAGTTCGACCCCAGCCCGCGTGGACACATCGGTCAGCACCTGTTCCGGAGCAGCCTGCTCGATGGTCGCAGGCATCTCCCCGATCTTCTCCGCGACTGCCGAATACTGTGCATCGGCCATCATCGCATCGCTCGTCGCCAACTGGAGTTGCTCGTCGAGGGTGGAGATCTGACCACGGATCTGCTCCGCCTGATCCTTGGCCGCAGCCTTCTCCTCATCCGTCCCGTTCTCCGCCAGATCCAGCGCACCCGTCAGGCCGATGTCCAACTGCTGACGCTGCGTCAGCAGGTTGTCTGCATTCGTGCGGGCATCAATCCGGCGGTCACCCAGTTCGCGCAGGAACGTGCCGCGCTGCTCCTGATCCATGCCGTTGACGCTGTCCAGCGCGGTTGATAGACGAGCGTTCTGCTCCTCCGTCAAGTCCTGCGACCAGTTGGTCTTACGCTGCATGGCATCGGTGTGGATCTGGCGCAGCACACGCTCACGATCCGTCTCCGGGCGCATCGAATCACGGACGTTGACCACGCCCTGACGCACGGCAAAGGCTCCAGCCGGAGCCACGCCTCCAACGCCACCTGCTCCAAGTCCGATCATCGCGCTGTACAGGCCGTTGGCAATGTCTTCAGACAGAGGTGCAGAAGTGAACGGAGCCATCAACGCTGCCGTCACCAGTTCTTCGCCGCCTTCTTCGATGGCGGAAGTAGCACCCATCGCCAAAGCCTTGCCGAAGAACCCGTTACGGAACTCAAGCGTGTTTTCCGATAGCCGTGCAAATGTCTGAAGTCCCTTGCTGCCCACCTTGGACACCATCACCCGGTCCACAATCGGCATACCACGGTCGATGAGCGGCTTCAGCGCAGCCTGCCCAATAGCCGTAGCCCCGGTGGTCTTGGCAATCTTGCCGATGATCTTGCCACCCAGAGCCGCACCGCCAAGTTCGACACCCGTGTTGATTACCGCCGAAGTCGCGGCATAGTCGCGCATGTCGGACAGGTTGAACTCCGGAATGTCTCTTCCCTCCATCGCAGCCGCTGCCCGGTCACGGTTTGTCTGGTCGATGTACTCCAGTGCGCCCGCAGTCCAACTGGACCCCGGCAGATACAACTGGGAAGCCATTGCCGCCCCTGCCACGGGCGTACCAAGGGCAACCGCCGGAGCCATTGCGGCAAACTGGGTCAGGCTCTGACCAGTCGCACGGGCAATGTCGCCACCAATACCCTCGCGTTGACCCTTGGCAGTGCCCTGTGCAGCCCCCTGCGCAGCGATTAGTTCCTCGCGGACGCGAGTCGGATCCATCTGGGTATCGAACGCAGCGCGTTCAACAGCCATAGACGTTTCCTGTGCTGCTGCACCAGTGATGGCCTGCTTGAGTTCAGGCGATTGAATGCGGATCTCACGCATCGCCGGACCCATGCCAGCAGAAGCCAGTTCCGCGAGCGTCCACGCCCCGTTGTAGATCGACTGGATCAGTTGCGCCCGCATCCCGGGAGTGGCAATCGCCTGTGCAGCCTGCGACACCTGACCACGCGCACCACGTTCAATCTCGCGAGGAATCCAGCCCACAGATTCAGGCAGGACTACCTCATTCTCGTACATCTTTGCAGCGGCAGCGGTTAGATCCTGTTCACCGGGTGCTGATCCGGGAGCAGCCCCGGGCGCAGACTTGAGATCCAACTGCGCAGCAAAGTTGGCAAGCGCATCCAGAGCAGATTCAGGTGCAGCGTCTGGCACAGGAGCGGAAGCAGCAGCAGCAGCATCCTGCTCCTCGGGCTTTTTGAGTTGAACGAGGAAGTCCGACAGTCTGTCGAGTGAAGACATGTATTACTTTCTCTGGGCAGCAGTTGCGGCAGCAATCACAGCGCGGTACTTGCGGTAACGCTCTCGTCCCTGCGGGGTCATATCGCGAGACAACTCAACTCCAAGTTGCATGATGTCATCAAGCGTGTTTCCAGTGCCACGCATCTGAATACCAGCAGCCTGCAACTCGCGAACAATCGGAATCAACTGCGCATCAGCCTGCGTCTTGTCGCCACGGATGACACCAGTCACAGCGCGGGTCTGTTCGGCACGGGCCTGCTGCGATTCAGCCGAAGCCTGCGCCTGCACAGCCGAAGCCTCGCCGCGAAGAGCCTGTGCCCGTTGTGCCTCCAACTTCGCCTGCTGCATTTCCGACTGGTACTGCTGTCCTTGCTGCTGTTCAGCCTGCTGCGACATGCGCCCGGTGTACAGAGCCTTCTGTTCAGGCGACAACGCACCAATCTGTGCGGGAGTCTGGTACTGCCTATTCATCTCCGGAGAGTTGGCAAGTCGATTGGCAATGAACTGCGCAGCCATAGCCTTGTCAGGCTGTGACCACGGATAAGACCAGCCAATCTGCTGGGTAGATGCCTCCGCCCGCTGCACAAGCATGGGGAGACGCAGCGGTTCCGGCATCGCCATCAACGCCTCGCGGCCAACATCATTGATGACATAGTCCGCCATCGTTGTCATGGCAGTGGTGTTGAAACTGTTGGTGTAGTAGGACGGAAACGCCACATGCGGAATGATGTCGCCCGCCGGAGGAGCAAGCGTTCCAAACGTGTTGAATGTCTGCAACTGCATGCGAACATTCTGTTCCATCTGCGCCCGCATCAGCGGAGGAAGGCTCTCGTTCTCGACCACGCCCTGCATCTTGGTCAGATATTCTTCGCTCTTGTAGTTAACGAAGTTCTGCGCCTGCGCCCGGGCAGTCTCAAGCAGCGATCCGTTGACACGCTTCTGCATGTCCATGCGGATCATCTCGTCCTTGGCCTTGACCTTGCCGTACATGTCAGCAGCCATCGCGTATGCCGCAGATGGGTTCTTCTCCAGTTCGATCTGGAGGTACTGGCTGATGCCCGGAACTTCAACGTCTAGTTCCTTTCCAAGCGCAGCCACCGGAGCCTTGAGGCGTTCCGCATCCTGCTGCTTGCGCATCCCCTGCGCCATGTCGATGCGGCCCTTGGCCCGCTGCTGCAAGGCAGCAAACCACTGCTCGTTCGTCATGCGGATGGCCTGCCGCTGGCCGCTCTTGTCCGTGAACAGGGCAGCAGGCGTACCGTCCGGTAGCGTCCCGAAATCCATCGCCTCAAGTCCGGTGTAGTAGCCATTCTCAAGAGCCTGACCGACCGCCTCGTACGTCCCGTAAGGGGCGATCTGGCGAGAGCCACGGTGGTCCATTGCAGACTTGCGCAGTTCTTCGTCATCACGCAGCGGATCAATAGCCTGTTCAGGCTGCGGCTGCTGGGCAAAACCTTCGTTCTGCTGAAGCGTCAGAGGCTTCTGCTGACTGAAGTCGGTAGGGACGTTGGGAGTTGGTAGAAGGCTCATCGGGTCTTTCCGAGCAGCATTATGCGCTCTGCCGCCGTGGGCTGGGAAGACATGGCAGATGGGAATCCGCCAATCTTGAATTCAAATGGTTCAACCACCGCCTTGGGCTGCGAAACGCCTGCCGAAATCCCGGTGATGTCGGGAAGAACGGAAGCGCGGTTTGCCGCCGAAGTCGCCAACTTCTCCTTGGTAGCCTGTTCAGCCTCCGTGTCTAGTGCCTTCTGTTCGCGCTTCAACTTGGCCTCCGCCTCAATGCGCGGCATGGCAAGAGCGGTCTGGAGATCGCGGCTTGCGCCAAGGAATCCGCCAGCAATGGACGAAGCGGGATTGCGTGGGTCATAGGCAGCAACGCCAGAGGCGAAGCCAACGCCAAAGTTTCCAGCAGCCCGCAGCGCACCAGACAGAAAACTGTCCCATCCAGTCGGCTTCAACTGCGGCTTGGTTCCCATAGCGGCATTGGCAAGCACAGGCATGTTTGCCTGCGCTGCCATCATCGATGCATTTCCAAATAGACTCATAATTGTTCCTCACTTTGCGACTGCGCCACCAAGGCTTGCGCCTATTCCTGCACCAACTGGACCAGCCATGATTCCACCAAGAACTCCTCCCGCCGCGCCAATCAGCGCACCGCCGATAGCACTCTGCGACTGCTGCTGCTGTGCAGCCTGACCAGCCTTGGCACTGAACCGGGTACTGATTGGTGCTTCTCCAAGTGCGCGGCTGACATTGAGTCCAGCCTGTTGCGCCTGAAGTCCACCCATCGTGTACTGGTTGTAGATGTTGGTCTGTGCAGTTGCAGCGTTCAGTCCCGCACCAAACAGGCTCTGGGCAGTTCCTTGTTCCATGTTGGCAAGTGCGGTTGCCTGCGCCATTTGTGCGTTGGCAAGCGTCTGGGCATACTGCTCCTTGACGGCAGCAGCCTGAAGCGCACCCTGCGTGGAAACGGCGTTGATGGCGTTCTGGCCGAACGTGGTGTTTGACAGTCCAGTCAGCATGCCAGACAGGGTCTGGCGACCAACAGCCTTGTCAGTCTCCTGCTGAAGCAACTGGAGCGTGGCATCGCGACCGGACGCAAGCGTCTCATACGCCTTCGCACCAGCAGCCTGAAATGCCTGACGGCTCTGGGCCATCAAGTCGCTGTACTTGCCAATGGCCTCGTTGTATTGTTTGGAGTAGACATCTGCGTTGTTAGCACGTTCCAGCGTGAACTGGTTGGCAAACTTGGCAAATGCGCTTTCCTGCTCTCCACGCAACTTTGCGTAGTCCTCTTCCATGCGCTTGAGTGGCTTTTTGAGGCCACCACCGCCACCGCCGAACAATCCATCAAAGAGGCCCATTAGTAGGTTCCTTTCACATTTCTGTTGAACTTGGTGGCTTCCACCAGCACCGACATTCGCTCAATGGCCCACGGGACACCAAGGCTTTCGATGCGCATGTAGACAGCCTGATCGTTGATGCGGCATCGCTGCGAGTCGTTGCGACCGTAGGTCAACGTGCCAAGCAGAGTCGAGTTCGTGTTCTCGTAAGTTGCGCTGCTGACCTTCACACGCGGTGCATTGTAGTTTGGCAGGAATGTCAGACTGTTCGGTGATCTGAACGACGGCGGTTCATACAGATACGTTCCACCCGGAGTATCAGCGGAGGTATCAGGCAGTGTTTCATCACGCCTCATCAGCACCGTGTAAACAGAACCGACCGTGTCTCTGATCACCCAGTTTGTTGTTCCAGTTCCATCATTGTGAACTTCCAACGACTGGTAGTCATATGTCCGTGCGGTCGGATCGGTAATCAAAGAATCAGCAGTCGTATATGTCGCGGGGGAAAGTTGCACAGCACCAAACAGATCGACACCATATGAGCCGCTTGGAGAGTTGAATGCCGCGTTCCCGCAGTTCTGCAAGATGAACGAATATTGCGGATCGCTCGTTCCGTTTGGAAGAGTTGAAGTTCCACCATCAAGCGTCAGCATCGGATAGTCAGGATCGAACTGCACTGACACGGAAATGATGTTCTCTCCGACAGCCTCTTCAGCAGTCTGCCCAGAAAGTGCATACAGGAATGGGCCAGATACAACTGATTGATATTCGTAAACCTCAGATGGCTGATCCATCGTCATTTCAATACGAACATCTTTGACCATAACCTGCGCAACTTCTTGCGAGAGCACTGGTCCAAAGAGCAACTTGCTTACCACTCGTTGAGCAGCAGCATTTTCTCCCGGAACAAAGATCGATGAACCCTTGAATCCAACCGCACCCTGACCGTCAATACCGGAAGTCAGGTCGCGATCAAACCAACCAAGGAAACCCTTTTCGCTTCCAAATGCAAGGATTGGAGCGCGGGCATCACCAAATGGAAAGTCGCCGCAGCAGGTCGGTGCTTGAAACGCAGGCCATGCAGTCTTGATCGGCCAGAACGAATTGGTGGCCTGACTATATACAAGATGGATGCTGCTGCCGGGGAGATCGGTGCGCGACATCATGCAATAGATGTTCTGCGATTCAGCATCGTATCCAAGAACGCAGTTCAACTGGTCGAACTTCTGTTGCTGGAAATAGGTATCCAGTCTGGCAGTGGTGATTCGGTTGCTCTTAGTGACTTGAAAGTCATTTGGCTGTACGCGATACAGCCCATCCTGTGCCATTACATAGATGGTCTGCGCATCGCTTGCGCACCATGCCCGAGCACTAACAATTCCAACGCTGCGAGACAATTCGATGAATCGCGCATCAGTGACAATTGGATCAGCAGTCAGATACGTCATCGTATGACTGCCAGCCATGAGAAGACCACTCTCGCCTACAGGAACAAGAGCGGTTATCGGTTCTCCGGGAACACTGAAACGAGTGGAATTAGTTCCTGCTACAGCACCATTTGTATTTGATCCAGCGATTGGAGACCAATTATTTGGATCATTCAGACTAGACAGGAACCAGATGTTTGGAGCACCAACGATTCCACCCATTGCCAATCTTCCGCCGAATCGAACAAGCAGCGGTGCATAGTTGTATCCACCACCAGTTTTTGCAACACGAACATGGTCATATGGACTTTGTGCACCGATGTTCCAATTTTCAACCGTTGGTGTTGCAGCAGTAATGTCAACTCGTCGATAATAAGTTCCATCGGCGAAATACGCATACTGACCGAAGACAGCGTGGCCGATGTGTCCAGTTGTCTTCATCGCACTTAAACCAGTGCGTGCAAGTTTTACTGGTGCATAGTCAGTTGGATCGAACTTGAACACCTCGCCACCAGCAATGATGAAACACCGCTGTACGAGTGTCGTTCCAACATACGCATCTGCGCGAAATATCGCCTGTACTTCGCGAATGACTTCTGGATCAGCGTCATTGAACTCAAGTGCCCCGCACAGTGCTCGTCGCTGACCTAGCCGCAACTTTCCCTTGTACGGATCGAACGGCAAGATGTTGATGCAGTCCGAAGTGAAACCAGCAGGCAGCGTGGAATATCCGCTGTCGATGTTGATTCCGCCGTAGGGAATGGATACTGGGACGTATGGCATTATGCGACTCTACATACACAGAAATTCCAACCGCTGCTAGCCGAAAGACCAGTAGCAGTAGCAATATCAGCCATTGTCTGTTGACCAGTCAAGATCGCACAAGAAAAACTAGATCCACCAGATGACTGCCTACAAGCCAAGTACAGCCATGTATGTCCGGCAACACCAACCGTTGTTGCCGCCGCATACTGCAATTCAAATTGCGCCCAGTTTCCAATCGACAAACTGGCATTCTTTTGAGTCGTAGTATTTTGCGTTCCAACAACTGTCCCAGCACCAACAATGTTGGTGGGAATTCCAAGCATGGTTTGCGCTTGTGCCTGTGTAAGCGCAGATACGTTTGTAGCACTAGAAGTTCCTGCCGGAGTTCCAATGAATGAAGGAGTGGAAACTTGAGGCAATTTTGCAAACGTCACACCATTGTTTGCTAATGCTGCACCAGAAATACTTCCAGTAGGAACAGTCACAGTTCCAGCACTGACCGTTAATCCACCAGTGGAAACAGTCAAAGCACCTGACGAAATAGTTGTTCCAGTAATTGCAACGCCAGTATCGTTAGCGCGAAGTCGTTCCGCTCCATTGACCTTTAGAACGACAAGTGAACTACTTGCTACAGAAGCAACATTGCCGGGATTGGCATTGACGCTAATTGATCCAGTTGAAGTGTCAGCATCTACTGATGCGTATTCGGCAGTCCCGCTAGTTGTGTCCTTGAGGCGGATGACCGGAGCAGTTCCCTCAATGTGAACTTGAGACAGAGGATTGTTCGTTCCGATTCCGACAAGCCCTGTTGGTGCAATGCGAACTTTTTCAGTACCGCCACATTGAAATACATGGCCGTTCCAAGCATTGAGCAGCACGTTGTTAGATCCATCTGATCCAAGTTGGTTTGATGCACCAATGGTTCCAAATGTAATTTGCCCACCCACATGAAGTGGTGATTGTGGGCTAGTTGTTCCAATTCCAACACGGTTGTTCGTCTGATCAACAGACAGAGTAGTTGTCAAAAGACTGCTGTTCGTCCCGGTGTAGTACGGAGCCTGATACTTCAGGCTTGACCAGACAGTCAGGCCATCGCCAATCTTCATGTTGCGCGTGTCGGTGACATATCCGATCTCGCCCTCAAGAAGAACAACATTTGGATTCGCGTTCCAGTTTATCAATATATCACGACGAATCTGCAACTTGATAGCCATTACCGCTGCTCCTCTACGAACGAAGGTGGTACGCAGTACCAGCCTTCGGGAATCCGAACTTCGTTGTCACCTAGTTTCCACCCATCGTCCTGTTTCACATAGACCTTCCCATGCACATCAGGTCCGGTCCTGATCGGGCTTGACTCGCTCACCAGCACCGTCCTTGTGCAGCCACCCGTGAATACGAGAGCCAGCGCGGCGAAGAAGACCGCGATCAACAGGAGCATCTGCGCCTTGACCTCGTCCTGTAGCGACCCCTTGCAGCCACTGCAACAGGGACATGATGACTGCTCTGATAAGGTCATACATCAGACCGCCTTCTTGTTGTCCTTGGCGAAGATCAGGCCCACGCCAGCCAGCACGGCGGCAGCAAGCGAACCCCAGTCCGGGACGGTCAGCGGGTCATTGTCGGTCAGGGCGGTCAGGCAGGCTCCCACGGCCACCAGAATGGCGGCAAGGCCAGCACCAGTGGTCTTCCAAGAAGACGTCTTCAGCAGATCGCTCATCGTTCGTTCCTTTCAAGTTTGGCTTCGATCTTGTCGAGCCGCTTGCTCATGCTCTCTTGGTTCGTCACGACCTGCATGAGCAGACGGTCATGGTTGATATACGCGGGGATCAACATCCCAAGCAGGGTCAGCGCAATCGCCACAATGGCAATCCAGTTAGCAGTAGACAGGCTGACCTTGATGTTCGTATTTTCGATTGTCATCACGTTCCTTACAGAAACACGCGGTAGGGGATAGTGGGGGATGGGTCAAATGTGGGAAGTAGATCGATCTGCGCTTTCGTCAGTTCAATAGCAGCCCGCAGATTGGCGTGGTAACGGTTGTCTCCGGGTCGGACGATGAGTCCATCATCGTCAATCTGCGCTGGGATTGGACCGATGCGGTCAAGCGTGATGCCTTCCACGGGCTGCACGGTGACCTCTCCATCCGGATCGGTGACTTCCCGCGCGACCCCTGCGGCAATGAGCGCATCGTCTAGAGCGGACTCTGTGGTTACTCGGAGGAGGTAGTCCATGTGGTTACAGAGTCGTGACGGCGTTTAGTTGCGATTGCACCATTGCAAACGGGAAGAACTTGATTTGTCGAATGGTCCCAAACATGACTGAACTAGCCGTGGTATCACCAGTGCAACCAACACCCATATGAGTGACTTGAGTTGCAAGCGCAGGAGGTGCGGTAGTTGTTCCAGTACCAGTTAGTCCGTCATATGAACCAAGGAATGCCGATGAATCAACAGATATGGCAAACTTGTGACGGCTGTTGTATGACAGTCCAGACGCTAGCGGACGGTCAGAACTCGTTGACGCAATCGTCTTTCGCTGCGCCGCCATTGTTGAAGAACCGTAGTAATAAATTTCAGTACCGTAACTGAATGCTCCCCCAGCGGTACGGTCAAACAGTCTCACAATGTCTGGAAACGCTGCGCTTGGATTTGCAGGTATGCAATCTACAAACAACGTCTGCGGATACAACGCCCCGGTAATAAACAAAGAAGTCGGCATCGTGCAGAAGTCAGCCACTCTGTTCGCCGTGCTTGCCACGGTCGGCATGTAGGAAGACGCGCCGGAACTAGCCTCAAGTTGTGCGCCCCACGCTTCGCATCCGTTTGTTCCGCTTGCAGGAACGGCATCTTTATTTGAAATTCCGAACCCGGTGGTTGCAGCGGTGGCCGGAGTCGTGCCCGTCATTGTGCACCGATACCAACCATTTGGGTATGCAACCGGAGTAGTTGCAGATGTGTTTGTGAAGTTTGTAGAAGTGGTAATTGCAGCCGTTGGTGTTGCCACGCTGAAATCAACGGTCATTTCCAAGTTGCCTGCAAATGCACTTGCCGATGTCTTCGTAAATCCAAACACCGATACACGTTGGTTACCACGATTCTTGAGCCATACGCTCCATGTGTATGGCTGACTTGCAGACACGGCGATGCCCGGTTGCTCCGTATAAGCAGATTCAACCGCTGTCCCGTTTGTCCATGTAAGGACATTAGAGGTTGAATCGTTTGCCGGAGATCCGTTTCCAGTTTCTGAAATTGAAACAGCCGCTGGCTTGACCCACGGCGAAGTATTCAATGCTTGGCTTCTAGTTACAAGATTATTTGTTGAAGCCTCAATCAGCAACCCTCGCGGAGCCAGTGTGGTCGGGTCGTAGTCGAAACGCGCTTTGGTTGGATCGTTGGTCGGTGCTGCGCCAATTGTCGTGACATAGCCGCTGGAATTGATGTATGTTGCCGTGCTGTTGCGGATGAACGTCAGGCGCGGATCGAGGACGCCAGTGGTGAAGTCAAGGGACAGCGTGGAGCCATCTCCACCTTCCACGTTCATGGTGCGTTGCCGACAACGCTCAACAGGGTCACTGCCGAGCATCCATGTACGGTTTCGTGCATGCATCAGATGTATCCGATGAGGACGTTGGCAGTCGTGGCAGCAGTTCCAGTGATTGCAATTTCCAGCAGTTCTGCACCGCACAGATCAACGATGATGAACCCCCCCTGTGCCGCTGCGGTATTGCCGTTGTAAATCTTGCAATCACCATAGTTCTTGACGTACGTCAGACCCGGATACAGGCTTGCGCTATTGATCGTCGTTGCAACAGTGCCGTTGGTGATGGTGCAGGTGGTCAGAAGTTGCGGCCTCCAAGTGCCGTCATAACTCTTGTTCCATCCGATGACATGCATCACCACGTTCGTTGCACCTGATGCGCTGGTAAGCGGCTGGATCTTCGCATAGTTCAGTGGAGAACCAACGACGATCCTGCTTCCTGCGTAGTTGTTTCCGACAACATCGGACAGAGAAACTGGAGCAGTTGAGGTAGGAACCTTGACCGTCAGATTTGCCGCTGACGGGAGATTGATGTTGGTCTGAAACCCAACCTCAAGCGGAGCCGTGAGAGTGCGGGTGGCAGTAATGGTTGGCGAAAGTCCGATCAGGCTCATGGTCTATTCCTCAAGACGGGTTCTGTACGGGATTCAGGATGACAAAGCCCGGTCCCCAGTTGGACGGGCTACGCCAGCGATTCGGCTGCAACTGTCCGAAATGGCTCTGCACCATTCCGTCCTTCTGCTTGGCTGCTCCGAAGATCGGACCAGCCTCAATCTCTGCAAGACGCTGTGGAAGTCCATCATCCTCGTACGCCTCCGCGACCGCCCGCGTATAAGCGATCATGGTCGATTCCACATGCTTTGGAACCGGGATGATGGTGGTCGTGGAAGTGCTGCTTGTGACCGAAGACCATCCAGTGCGATACAGGATCTTCAGCGTGTCCACGGCGGTTGGCGTGGGATAAATCTGGAGTTGATACGCCTGTGCAACCGAACTTCCAGCGGTATCACCACTTGGAACCACCGTCTTGACGTACACGCGATAGGTCAAGTCTGGAAATGAGGTGATGCGGGCAGTCTCCACCTCGTCAGGAGTGCTGATCCAGATTGGCTGGTTCGACTTCCAGACGGAGGTCAGTTCCGCAAAGTCAGCAGGAAGCGACACATACTCCTGCGCAGCCACCGTGTTGATGTTTGCGGTCGCTTCCCGGAACTTCCACGGGTGCGTGAACAGGTGTTCGCCAGCAATGTTGACGATCTCCGCCTGTCGGTCAGCGACAGTCTGCCCGGAAGCCGTCGAGGGACGGCCACCGAGAGCAAGGAGAATGTGGTTCTTCAGATCGCCGTAGGTAAGCATTGAAATCCACTGGGCGGGTTTCCCCGCCCAGTGGTTAGGTTTGAATCAATCAGATCGCGGCAGGGAACCAATACTGAAGCGGAACGAACACGCGCCGCTGGGCAGTACCAGAACCGCTGACCGTCTCGCACAGGATTGCGCACGGAACGGTGGAAGTCATCGTTCCACCAGTGTCCGTAAGCGCAGCACCAGCATCCGCTGCACCGAGCAGTGCGCCCGGATCGAGAGCAGCAGAGGCAGTCACCTTTGCAGTGACAATGCCGCCAAACTGGATTGCAACAGTCGTTCCGACAGTTCCATCGGTTCCGAGAAGACTGGTAACAACGCCAACATAGCCGTTGTTACGCGCTTCATTACCGTCGATGGGGCGAACATTGTTGAAGATGTACAGCGCATCTCCATTGGCGTTCGGATCAAACGTAGCGGAACCATGAATTGCAGAGGTGACAACAACATCACCGACAGCAACAGTCGCGCCACGCACGGTTGCCTTGACATTGATGGGCGCAGGGAGAATTCCGATTGGCCCATGATTAGAAGCAAAGATCATTGTGTGTCCTTTTGTTGGTTGTGATGATTAGGCCGAGCGGAGCGGGGCAATGATGCCGTGACGCTGGCGGCTGTTGCAGAAGAGGTTCCACCAGCAGTCCACGGGCTGAACCCAAGTGAACGGCTGATTCGGATGGCGCATGACATCATGCTTCTTCATGTAGCGGGTGCTATGGAAGATGGGCGTGAGGTACTGACCATTGACGAACCAGTAACGAGCACCCTTGTCGATGGTGGTCGAGCCATTTTCCGTGCTCGTACCAGTCACCGTCTGACCATTGCGATCAAGAAGTGCCGTATCGAGCACTGCGCTCGTGGCAGCAGGGAAGATGGCAGCATCATCAAGGTTCGCGCAGTATTCCAGCGGGATGCCGCTGAAGGTCGGAGTCATGTACGCCGAATCTTCCGCGCTGACCAGCAACTGGTTAGCGGCACGAAGAGCGCGCTTGTACTGATTCAGACCTTCACGGCTGCACAGAATCATCTGACGCTGGAAGTTGGTGTCATCGAAATACTGCTTCTGGGTCAGCGGAGCCTTGAACTGCACCTTGAGGTACATGTCATCGAATGCGCCAAACAGACCGAACACGGTGCGCGTGGTCGATGCATTTGCATTCTGCCCAGTGTATGCAGCAGCAGCCTTCGTCACGGAAGCGGCATTTGCACCTGCCGTCAGATTGCGGTCATAGAACGAAATCTGGTTCGACCAACGAGCATCGACGGTCGGATCAACGCCGAGGACGTTGCCGCTCCAGTTGCCGGGACGGCCACCGCGTTCACCGTAGGTCAGAACGCTGTTGACGTTCTCCGTGATGAATGCCGGGAGCGAGTACGGCTCCTTGCCTCCCGTTTCCATGTTGGCAGCGTTGTTGTAGGGGGTAGCCCACAGGTCATTCTCGATGCCGTTGAGCATCGAAGTCCACATGCGCATTTCCTTGATGCGCTTGAGACGCTTGTACATGACCTTGGCATCGCCCTCGTTGAGTTCGATTTCCTGATCGGTCCAAGTCATGTAGTCCATGCTGAAACGCCACGAGGCGGTCAGCGTGTCGGTGACCTGCGGATTCGTCCAAGTGAACGTGTCGTTCGGCTGGTACTTCTGGTAGGTCGAAGCATCATCGAACACGATGGTGTCCTTGATGCTGCTGCCAGACTGAATCAGCGTTTCGGTGGCCTTCTCCTTGAGGAGACGGGAAAGAACGTAGTTGTTCTTGACGGCTTCGTTGATGACTGCATCTGCGGACTTCAGATATGCAGGACCAGTGGTCTGCATGAAGTCATTGAACTGGGTAATCGAAGGCATTGTTGCCCTCCTTATCTACGGGTTGCTGGGCGCAGGCTGCTGCCTTTGCCCGAAAGGATCTGATCAAGGATCTCATCATCCGAATCACGAGGAGTGGGCTTCACCGGAGGAGACGAGCCTTTCGGCGGGGTCGGCTGGCTGGCCCTGATGTTCGTGGGTGCGGACGGCTTCGATCCAACGAGTGCCTCGTAGGCAGCAGCGGCGAGTGCATCGACGCTTGCAAACCCACCCGGCATTGCGGTCCCGAGTTCCGACATCTTCGCAAGGACCGTGTCGTAGGACGGCGACTTTGCGCCGTACTGGAAACGGAGTGCGACATCGGATGCGCGGGCCTGCGCAAGCAGCATCTGTTCCTGCATCTGCTGCTGCTGGGACATGAAGGCTTGGCGGACAGGTGCGACGAGGTCTTCGCCGTACATGTGTGCCATCTGCGCGAACGGGTCGTTCGCCGCGACAGGGGCAGCAGGAGTGTTGTCCTGCACGGCCACTGTTTCGGCTGGCTTGCCGCTCGACAGTTTCGCCTCCATCTCCTTCATTCGACTGCCGTACGAGTCAACGTCCTTCTGTCGCTTTGCCGCTGCATCCGCCCACTTGGTGAGCGTTTCGGGGCTGGCCGAGGAAATGACTTCGTCGGGTACGCCATCCCTCTTCAGGATCTTGGCGACCGCTTCACGGTCGAAGGTGGTAGTCGGTGCTTCCGATGGCGTTGCGGCGGAATACGAATCTTCCGTGGCAGGTTCATCGGTGGACTCCAACTCGTTGAGCAGCCTTGCCAGAACCTCGTCATCATCGTCAATCGGTTGGTCCGGGTTGGACTCGTTGACGGGCGCGGTGTCCTGCACAACCTGCTCCTCCGACCCACTGGTCGGAGTGTCGGTCTGCTCGATGGGTTCAGCGGTGCTGTCCATGTCAGTCCTCTGCTCTGATGTAGCCGTGTTCGGACGCTACGTTGCGTTCGTGCCTGCGGCTCATAATGATCGGTCTTCCCTTGCTGTCGGCAGGAACCCCGGGCATGTTGCGCGGCAGGGTGTGGCTGACATAGGGATAGGTACTGGTGGTGAAGTTCGGGCTGACCTGCGTCCCGCTGGGGACGCGGACCACTGAACCAAACACCGGGTGCTCGTAGGTCGTGCCAATGGCAGGCGCATCGCGCATCGCAAACGCGACTTCGATGATTTTCCCTGCTTCGGTCTGAAACTCATACGCTGGCATTTACATTCGTCCTCGTGCACTCTGAATCGCGGCCTGCGCTTCCGGGGGAACAGCAGGAGCCTCACCCGTAGGAGACGGTGCTGGGCCTCCGGACGGAAGACCCCCCCCTTGCTGCGGAGCCGCCTGTGCCTGTCGCATCTGCTGCAACGCAGACTCATCGATGAAGTCCTGCATCTGCGGCACGTTCTGGGCATCACCAAGGAAGCCAAGCAGGTCGCGCCACTTGACCCACGGCATGGCAGGCATCGCCTGTGCCGCTTGGGTTACCACTTGGAACGTCTCGACAGCCCGCTTCTGGGCCATCATCTCGCTCGTCCGCTCCATGCTGTAGGCATCGACATCGATCTCAAGGTCTTCCCACGAGCCAACCTTGATCCCACCCACGAACACCGGGTCGATCATGCCCATCGCCTGCGTGTCTTCACCACCCACGGGGATGTTGATGCGGCCATCGTGGAACATGTACCAGCCCACGTTGCGCAGCATCAGGTCCATCGAATCCTGAAACGCCCGCTTGAGGTGGGCAATTCTCATAGTGCTGGCAGACTCTGCCACCGCAACTTCGGTAGCCGAAGCAGACCCTGCGACATTGCCGCGCATCGCGTCAGACATACCCAAAGCCCTGTCAAGACGCTCTTTAGCGACTTCGACGCTCTGGATGTGCTGGTTCGTAGACCCACCAACTTCGACAGGCTGGAGGCTACGAGCGTCAAGTCCTGCTTCTGCAAAGACATACAGATCCGGAGCGTTGACCACATCCTGCAAGAACTTGGGGTTCTTGGCATCGCCCACGAGGATGCGCTTGTATCGCCGCTGGTTTTCCTGCTGGCTAATTGCCAAATCGTTGGCGTACTGGATCTGGTTCCGGCAGGCCACGATGGGAGACAGGGGATAGGGGTCGTTCGGGACGGTGAACGCACCGAACAGGGTGTAGGGGCCAGTCGCAGGCCCGTAATAGGGCAGGGGCTTGCGGATGAACTCGCACTGGCAGTTGTCGGAACTGCCCTGATACTTGGCAATCGTGTAGATCGTGCCGTTGTACAGGGATTCGTCGGCCAACTCGTCCAGCAGTTCCGCAGCCTGTTCGTCCAGTTCCGGAACCCAAATCTCGTAGATCGCCATTTCAAACCGCTCTGGAATGTCGCGGTTGTCGCGGAGTTCGTCCACGCCGTTGTTGGTGGCAAGACCCTCGATCACCTCGCGGTTCCAAGTCTCGTCCTGTTCGGCGCGGCGGAGCAGGTCTTCCTTGTCGGCAACGTAGACATGCCCACGGAACCGTGCCTCCTCCCAGTGCATGGCAGCGGGGTCCATGATGAACCGCTTGGGGTCGATGCGGTAGATGCGCGGCAGGTAGGGTCCATTGGCATCCCACTGGCGTTCCGCACCCTTCGGCTCGTTGACCGTCAGCCCCACGCCCCAGCCAAGGAGCATGTCGGTGGCGATCCGCTCGATAGTCCCCCGGAGCCGCGTCATCTTGCACCACCGATTCAGTGCGGCCCGAATCGCAACGCAGGCCGTCTTCTGAACCATCGGCTTCGCGCTCACCACGCGAACCTTCGGATTGTCATGCACGATTCGCGGCAGCACCATCGAGATGTACGCATGGACTGCGTTCTCCGGATGGTTCACACCGTACCCCTCACGGTAGCCCTGACCGCAGAACCATTCACGGCACTCGTTGGGAGTGAACATGTGCTGGTCGCGGAACCACTCTGCCCGGTCGATCTCGTCGCGGATCCGAGAGATGTTGGAGAAATCAAGCATTGGTCTTCACCCGTGCCTTCTGCTTTGCAATTTCAGACATGGTGATCTGCGCCTTGAGGCCCATCACCGCAGCCTCAAGCGCGCTGATCCGCTGGGTCACGATGGGAGGAACGGTCGCCTCCACGGTCGGTTCCGCAGCCCTGTTCAACTGCTTCAGAACCTTCTCTGATTCAATGGGGTCAAGGTCGATCTTGACACCATTGCACAGATCGACGCGCAAGCGTCCGCCAATCTCCACGATGGCATCGATGCTGTCGTGGGGATACCAACTGCCACGGACGCGGATGAACATCAGCGACCCTTCTTCTTGGAAGCGGTCTTCTTCGCGGCCCGGGCCGGAAGAGACTTGATGTTCTTGGTCTTGTGTGCCATTTCACGCGCAATGCGCGGATGGGTGGCAAACATCATCTTCTGCTGTGCCTTGCTCTTGAACGGCATCAGTAGCCCTTTCCCTTGGTCATCTTCTTGCCAGTCTTCTTCGCGTAGGTCTTGGCAGCAGCCTTGCCCTTGGCGGTGTACGGGAATTCCTTCTTTCCGACCTTGGGCATTAGGACTTCCCCCCGCGCATGCGCTCACGCATCTTCATGCGCTTGGACTCGTTGGCTTCGTGCTTCTTCTTCGCTGCGGGAGACTTGTAAGACTCCTTCTTCATCATCTTCTTCATGGCTTACTTCTTCCAGCCGCGCTTCATGGCGGCAAAGGACTTCGCGCTGACGGTTGACTTCGACTTGGGGCGCGAGATCCCAAGACGCTTACGCTTGTTGATGTTGCCGACCAGCGAGTTCTTTGCCATGTCAGCACCCCCACCTTGCTCGTGCAGCCTTGCCACGGTCACCCTTCCACGAGCGGCTCCGTGCGCAGAACGACTTGTGGCGCGGATCGCTGCTGTCCTTGGTGGGAGCCTTCAGGTTGCTGCCAGTCTCCCGGTTGTACTTGGCGCGTCCCTTCGCGGTCAGTCCTGCGCCCTTGGACACGGACAACTTCTCGCCACGACCGACAGAGAGATTTGGGCCACGCTTCTTCGCCATTGTCAGTCCTCGCATTCAGGCAGGAACATCCAGACAGGTGTCAGGTCACCCAAGTGGGAGCCAATGATGTTGTGCTCCAGATGCTCCAAGGCTTCGTCGTACTCAAGCCCTTGGTCATTTTGCAGGATGTTCAATACCCGACTGATGTCGTATACCACACGGTACTCACCGCTCTTGTGGTCCCGGGTCAAACCAACCACGGCATCGTCCAGCCCATCCGCGAACAGGGCGCGTTCGCCGTTCTCGTCGATCCAGTCCTTGACCCGCTTGGCATTGGCAATCATCGGTTGACCTCCCAATGCCGAAAGATGTCTCCGGCAGTGCCGGGAGCGTACTGCTCCTCCGTCTGACCGGGAACAGGGGCATCGTCCAACGCCATCCAAGCGAGTGCCAATGCAATGACCCGGTCGCCGTGGTTCTCCCGTGCGCCCGTGCTCTCGTCCCGCAGCCGACCGGGGATGACTCGACCGTTGCCATCCAGCACATAGGCCAGCATCTCGTCCAGCGTTCCAGTGCAGGGAACGATGATTTCCCCCTGCTGCACCGCTCTGGACAGGTTGCCCAAGAGCAGCCGCTTGCTCTGTTCACTCGACACCCAGCCAACGCGGTCGATGATCCCGTGGGTGGTCTTGCCCTCCCGCCTTGGCTTCCAGACCCGATGGAACCGCTGGGCCTCAAAGTCGCGTTGCAGGCTCTGGCCGGGGCCGTTCACTTCCCACGCCACCACGGAATCCCGGAAGGCTCCACGGCAGACATCCGCCACCTCGGCGGCGAGATCCGCAGGGCTGATGTTGGCATCGACCATCATCGCAACCATCTGGCGGGTCGAGGCATCCAACACCGCGACCGCGCTGGCGTGGTTACCCGTTCCATAGGCAGGGTCCATGCCCACGGCGTATGACCCAACCTCAACGTCACCCCACAGCCGCCACCGTCCGGTTGGGCTGTCCACCCACCGACCCTTGATCCAGTTGGCGCGGCGCGGCTCCTGCCCGAACTCCCGCCGATGTGCCGTCACCGACACACTGGGGAAGAACGCAGCACCCGCGCCCATCGCCTCGGCAAAGACGTTCTGGGCCAGATCGATCTTGTCGCGCTTACGCAACTGATCACCAAGCCACGGGGTCCAGACGTAAGTGCCACCAGTCACACCTGTTACGGTTCCATCGGTGTCCACCTTCGTGACCGCGCCGTGCCCCTTCTCCGGGTGCTGGTAGTACAGCATCTCGATCAGTTCAGGGTTCCCCGTTCCACGCGCCTCCGCCACCAACTTGTCGTAGCGGGTTCCAAAGCCGATGGGGGTACTCACCGCAATGCGGCAGGAGGTGGTGTCCGAAGCCGAACGCCACGCTGCCTCGTCATCCTCAAGGGCGGCGAATTCGTCAAACAGCACGAAGGTGCGGCGACCACCACGGCCAATGTGCGCACCGCTGGCCTGACCAGCAATGGTGGCCCCGCTCACCGGATGCCGCAAGACCATGTGTTGTCGATATGATCCACCCTTCCGCAAGTCCGTGATGGAGCATGGAAGAATCCATCCGGGCTGTGTTGAAAGCAGGTAGTCAACCTTCCAGAACAGGCTGTCGGGGTCGCCAGACCGATCCACGTTGTCCTCCACGCGGCTCACCAAGAGGCTCTGCCACCCGTGGAATAGCCACCCCCATGTCGCCAGCCCCAGCACAAGCCACGATGCCCCCATGTCGCGGCTCTTCCTGATCACGGAATCACGACCGTCCTTCACACACGCGGCCAGTTTCCGGATCGACCCAATCTGCACAGGCCACGGCACAAACGGCACATCCGCAATCTCCACCGGGCGTTCCCGTCCCTCTAGCGTGACCTCCTTCACCCGGTAGGTCCAAGCCGTCATGGCAAGCCACGCAGCCGGATCGCTCTTGAACAGCGCGTACAGATCCGCCCGCTCACCTTCGTTCGCACCACGAACCACAAAGTCACGAAGAGCAATAACATCGGTATGGTCCGTGGGCCATGTGGGTTGGTAGAGCGGATCCCGGAGGAAGGTATCACGGGCTGGAGGGTTAGGCAGAGGGGAGTGGGACTCCGGCGGCGCGGCAGGCCCGGGGGATCCGTACGGCGAAGGGCCACCCCCCACCCCCCCGGCCCCTGCCCCCCCAC